GCTTCTTCGAAGAAGATCGTGACAACGTTCCTAAGAACTTAATCACGGTCCGTGCAGAAGAGCGGGCAGCGTTCCTGGTGTTTGACTCGTTAGCAGTTATCACCGGTTCATTCGGATCATAATCATTATCTCCCCGGACTGGGGGTGGAGGTGAAAGCCCACCCCCTTTCTTAAACAACCATGGCTGACTACTACAAGAATAGCGACTACTACGGATGCGACACACTTGCATCACGAGGCTTCTGCCGTATCGGTCAGGCGCGTCCAGCCGTGGAGGGGGTGGAATACACGGTGATTGCTGATTTGGCACAAGAACCGGTAACGCTAAGCGATTTCAAGCTGCACGCGAGGGTTGATTTCAATACAGATGACAACCTGCTGGCCTTCTATTTGAAATCGGCGCGTCAATACCTGGAGCAATGGAGCCAGCTATCGTTCGGCGTTAAGACCATCCGTTTCACAGCATTACGGGTGCCTGACCGTTACAAGCTGATGTTCGGTCCTTATACCGCAGTCAACGATCCCGACCGGACTCTGTTCGGAGCCAAGGGAGATATACTGATGCAAGGCGGTACGGACATAGACATCGAGCTTACCAGTGGATGGGGTGCAGCGGGATTGCCGGAAGCGATTAAGGTTGCTATATGCAGATACGCTGCCGGGCTGTATGCCGTGCGTGAGAATTATATCCTCTCAATCAACGGCGTGCCGCATGAGCCCAGCGAGGTGATGGACGAAGCGCAGAAGATGTTGAATTCTTGGCGAAATATCACATGGCCTTAAATCCAAATTACGAAACAAAGGAGAACAAAGATGCCTATTGCTGCCGGGAGACTAAGAGAAATTGCCGTTGTACAAAGGCCGCAAAGGGTGCAAAAGCCAAGCGGAGGATGGACGACGACGTATGTGGATGTGCTGAATCCGATGTACTGCGATGTGAGGGAGGGGCAGCCGAGCGACGAACTGATAGCCAGTCAACAATCGTTCGTACAGGTGTATAAGTTCATCACGCGCTACCGTACAGACATCACATTCAGTATTGGAGACAGAATTGTTTGGCGCGGGCTTAATTTCGCGCTGAAAGGCTTCAAAAGAGATATTAACCGTACCGAGCTAATCATCACGGCGGTTACGGAAAACGAAAATACCAGCGATGGCCAAGGCTCTTAAGATAGAGGTTCAGGGCGCGAAGGCGCTCATTAAGGGGCTGAAAAAGCTATCCACTGATGCCCGGTCTATCGTTGAGGAGGAGATTGAGATAGGTGTGCAGGACATACGCACAGATGCCGTTGCAAATGCTCCGGTTGATACTGGATTGCTAAGGGCCAGCATTACCGCGCAATCGCGGGGGTTGGAAGGCGAGGTAGCTACCAATGTTCCTTACGCTGGGTTCATGGAGTTCGGGACCGGTGGAGAGGTTAACATACAACCCGGCTGGGAAGACATAGCCGAGCAGTACCGGGGTAAGGGAATCAGGACAGTCAATATCAGGCCACGCCCGTTCATGTATCCTGCACTGGAGAAGAATGCACCGCGGATTATTAAGACCATCAATAAACGTATTGATGACGAATTGAAATAATGGAGTTATCAGAGGCTATACGGACAGGGTACTTCGATTACCTGCAAGGCGTGGTCAGCGCACCTGGGTACGATGCTTATGCGCTGCCGGAGAATACGCCTTACCCGTACTGGTTGGTATCGTCACAGACCGAAGTACAGCGCGAGGTGACAGACGGCAAGGTGTACGATGCTACCGTGCTGATTGACATCGTGACCGGCAGCATGGATCCAATCGGACGCGACCAAGCCGAGGGCATAGCCGATGAGATAGAGGCTATCATCAACCCCGACAATGGCAACGACATTGACATCAGCGCGTACGGTTATGTGATAGGCGACACCAACAGGGAACAGGGTTTTGACAGCTTCGCCCGGTCTGGCTCATTTTACATATTCCGAAAGCTGATTAGGTACAGGCATATAATTTACAAAATATAAGGAGGCAACAAAATGGCAAATGACAAGATCAAAGCGAAAAAGGTTGGACTGTACGTCAACATGGCGGCAGACCCCGGTACGCCAACCTATGAATCAACCCCGGATTGGGAGTTGATCGCCTGCTCCACTTCCAAGGGATTCAATTCCGATTTGGAGACGATAGAAACCGCAAGCGATTGCGATGACGGCGCAACATCCGTGGAGCCGGGCGACATCACCTGGTCTTTCACGAATGACTTCTACGCGGTCATCAACCCCGATGCAGGCAAGGTTAGCCACCACACGGTGTTGAGTGTCCATAAAGCTAAGGAGAAGCGTCAATTCAAGCTGGAAAGCATCGACGATGCCGGGGCTTCGTTCTACATCATGGGCTACGGGCTATTGACGAATGTGTCCATAACCGGAGATACCGGCGACTATTTGACCGGGTCGCTTACCGTGACGGGTTCTGGTGATTACGAAGATACGGTAGGAAGCTAATATGACAAAGCAAATCGAGCTGGAAATATTAGGGCAAAAAAGGCTGCTGGTATTCAATAATTTTGCTCGTGTCGAGATAGCTAAGCACATCCGGACCGACGCAGTAGAAGATGCTGACCTTCCGGAGCCTGTTGCGTTCATCAACGCAATCGAGCGGCTACACGAACAGAATAGCTTCCTGCTATTGAAAACACTCGTATATGCCGGACATTGCGGTGATTGCTACCGCAGGCAGAATGTCACCGACCTGACGATGGAAGATATCGGAGAATGGATAGCCGATGCGGACGATGCAGAACTGTATAGGATATTTCACACGTTCTTGGAGGCGGAGGGAATTACGTTGCCGCCGGATACCCTGCCCGATGACGGCTCAAAAAAAAAGCCGAAACGTGGGCGCAAATCGTCGAGTTCGCGCTCGGTGAAGTCGGCCTAAGCGCCGAGGAGTTCTGGTGCATGTCGATGGCCGAATATATCCTAAAACTTAGGGGGTATATAAAAAGAACGCTAAGACACAAGCAGGACGTAAGGCTGATAGCTTACTTTCTTGCGGCACCTAAAGAGCCAATAACGCAATGGATGCCTAATCCATTAGATGGTATCGAATCGGATGAGTTCGATGTTAATGAAATGATTGAGGCGTGGAACATAGCACAGAATAGGCATGACCAACGAGCTGAAGATAAAGATTAGTGCCGACTTAGATGAGCTGAAAAAAGGTCTGAATCAGGCCGACGACGCCGTTGATAAGTTCTCCACAACGGCGAGTAAGTCGGCTAATACCGCCTCCGCTGCCATCGATAAGGTAAGCGCATCCACATCTAACCTAACCAATGCCACCAGTCTATCCAAGGCCCAGATCGAGGCATGGGACGCCGCTGCCCGCCGTAACACCATGGAGCAGTACGGAGACGAGGTGGCTAAAACAACAAAGAAAGTCAAGAGCCTTGCTGCTGCTCAATCTACTTTATCCAACGCATCCAATGAGCTTGGAAAGGAGATAAAAGGGGCTAATACGGTAGGCATTGAGTTCAGCCGTATCATTCAGGATGCCCCTTTCGGGATTGTTGGCGTCAGCAACAACATTACGCAGCTTACCCAATCATTCGCCAATCTTCGCGCCCAGACCGGCAGCACAAGCCAAGCGCTGAAAGTAGCGTTTTCGTCGCTGCTCAGCGGAACCAATCTCTTGGTGTTGGGTGTATCTGCTGTTACCACGGCATTCACGTTGTATTCGATGTGGGCTAGGAAGAACAAGAAAGATACCGAGGAACTTAAGGATGCGCTGGAGGAATATCTCAAAACGCTGTCTGATGTGGAACGTGCGCAACTTCAATTCCGGAAGAACGTCTCTGATGAGACATCCGAAATGGATAGGTTATGGAAGATATACAACGACGTAAACGAATCCACCGATAAAAGGGTCGCCGCCATCAAAAGGATAATCAGCCAAAATCCAAAATACTTCGGTGACCTGAAAGATGAGGAACTATTTACCAGCCGCGTAACCGCTGCCTACTATAGGCTCCGTGGGAGTATCATAGCTGCGGCAAAGGCGCGGGCTTACGAAGGGAGACTTGGCGATGTCACTGACAGGCTGATTGATGAAGAAGCGTATATCAATAACCTAGAAAAACAAATAGAGAGTCTTAACAGACGTATATCCGACTCCACGCGGCGGACTCTCGAAGGCATAGCCGCAGGCACGCTTCCCGGTCAGGCTGTATTCTCGATTCCAAAGGAGGAGCTGGAGGCGCAGAATGAAATGGTCAAGCTGGAACGCGAGCTTGCTGACCGCCGGGTTGAGCGGTTCAAGCTGTCGCAGCAGCAGATCAATCTGGAGAAAGAAATAAATGACATCACCAGAGACAGGCTGCAATACTTCAATATCGAAGATCAAGAAGAAAAAAAGCGAAATAAGGCAAAGAAAACTGACGCTGAAAAACTTGCGGAAGATCTTATAAAGAACGAAGAAAGGGTTCAGATAGCTATACGTGAAGGCAGGGATAAAGAACTTGAAGAAGCTCGTATCCGTTATGAAGCGTTGTATGCTGCCGCCAAGAATAATTCAGAAGCTAGAATACAGATTGCGTATCAGGAGGCCGAAGAGATCGCTGCTATCAATCGAAAGTACGATCAGAAAGAACAGGCCGAATTGAATAAAGCTCTGTTTGAGCGAAACAAGCGTATTCAAGAGAACGCAAAAAAAATAATGGCAGAAATCGCCAAGGAAGAAGAATCCGCCCGTAAAAAGCGGGAAAAAGAGGAAAAAGCGTTAGCAAAAAGAATATATGAGGAAAACCTGTACTATTCTCGGCAGATAGGAGATGCCGTAGGCAACGCCTTAGAGGACGCCCTCGGCCGCGGCGAAAACTTCTTCAAGGCGCTGCGCGACGAGTTCAAGCGCACGCTGATACGGATGGCGGCTGATGCTGCTGCTGCGCAGATAGGAAAGGCTATCATGCAGGGGATATCGTCTTCAGCCGGTGGGGGCGGAGGCGGGTTCTGGAACTTCTTAGGGGGGCTTTTCAAGTTTGGAAGCAACTTCTTCAAGGGGAGCGGATTCAGTACTGGCAGCTTTCCTACAGGTAACTACGGCGGGGGG